ATTAGCACTTAAATACTGAATAGTGACAATAGCACTAGGTGTTGCTGGTCTAGTGGGTGTGGTTTGTGCTGCTAAATGTTCTAAAGTAACATCTGTAGAAGTAGTAGCCCATGCTAAACTTACATAATCATTTTTTGCTAGTTCTATGTTAAAATTTAATGATGCAATAAGGTGACCATCTGTTCCACCATGACTATTAGGTACAGAAAATTTACTGTTAGACCCTGCAACGTCTGAACCATTCTTTCTAAACCATACATCTACGTCTTGTATTGCTACATTGTCATTAGCAAACTGTAAACTAAACTGAACATTGTAAAGACCAGAATAATCTACTTTTATTTTGTAATTATCTACAATACTTGTGCCTAAAGAATAGTCTGTAGTATTAAGTGTAATATCACCTGTAGCTGTAATAGTAGCTAAACTTTGGTCTGTAGTGTCTTGAAATGCGCCATATGGGAAGTATGTACTAGCTGCTGTTTGTGATAAAGGTTCTAACCCAATATATGAGTTATATCCTATACGTTCATCATTAATTGTAGTAGATACTGCACCACTAGCAACTAAAGTAATTGTGCCTGTATTATTAGACTTACCTTCTACAAGGTTATTTACAACTTCAGCTACACTTCTTGCATCACCACCTTGAAAAGGTAGTTTACGATACATATCACTACGAGCCATTATCTACTTCCTTGCTCTGAATAATCTACGTCAATTCCGATTGCTGATGACCAATTAACACCTGTTGGAGTTAAACTAATTCTATGGTAGCGACCAGCACTTCTTACCGGACATCTATCTTCTGAACTTGCTGTTACTGTTGCTCCGTAAGTAATAGCACTATTTAACATTCTGCGACTAGCAATAGAAATGTTGGCAGAGCCGTTATCTACAGATGGTCTTACAAGTGTAATGACAGAGTTATAACCATATTCTAAATCATTAGTGTTAATGGTTGCTGTGGTATATGTTCCTGTGAATGTCACAATCTTTGTATCTTTAACGCCACCAAATAAGAACTTACCACCTTTATAAAGTCTATCATCTAAATTGGTTACAAGAGTATCTAGTGTTTTCATACCTGCTGCACTTGCAGCCATATCAATCGCAACACCTGTTCCTGAACCTACACCTGTTGCTGTAAATAATACACCTACAGTATTAGCTACTGCACCAATAAGCGTAAAGTCAGTTGTGCCTACTGTTCTAATGGTATATTGTTTACCTACTACAAATGAACCTGCTGTAATATTGTAAGCAGTATCAATACCATCTAAAGATGTGCCTGATGTAGCTAATGTAGCTAAATAACTAACGTCTGTATCTGCACTAGACCATTTTTGTATAGCATAGTTATAAATGAGTAGTGAACGACCACCTGCAACGTTTGTATAGTTCCAAATTACAAGATTACGTTCTGGGTCTACAGCTGCTGAAATAGTGTCAATATCACCTATGTTTGCGTCATTAAAAAAGAATCTATCTACTTTTTCATCACCTATACCTACAAGGTTTTGACCATCACATGAGTAAAATCCATCATCTGATAAGAAGTAAGATACGCCACCGTATTGTGCAATAGAACCACCTTCTATACAGCCAATGTTTCTTGAGATGGTGTCAAACTGAAAGAATAGTGGTGAGCCAATATATGACATACGCACAATGGCTTTTTCTAAGAATACTAAACCAAATTCACCACCAGTAATACCTGTAATATCACCACCATCAGGAAGTTCTTGATAATCTGATTGTGATGTAGCTCCACTTGTCCAATCTGTAGCATCATTAATATCTGACCATTGCACACGTGATGGATATGTGCCACCACCGATATTAGCACCAACTACAAAGTCACGAACAATCGCAATATATTTAGCTATTGGTGCAGATGCACTTACATCATTAAATGCAGTAGAACTAAGTAAATCATAAGCCTGTATTTTTTCTGAGTTATTAACACCTAATACATAACTTCCAAATTGAGTAAAATACCATCTACTATTTCCTGTATATCCACCTACTTTAGATATATTATCTAGTGATAAATCTGTAGTATCTAGTATGTATAGTTTAGTAAGTCCACCTGCAAATACTGTCACATCATTATCTAGTTTTGCAGAGAATACGTTAGTTAAGTTTTCTGATGCAGCTTGTGAATAATCAACAGATGATTTAAAAGGCCCATATCCTACTGCTAATGGAATAACATTATTAGCTTGAGATACTGCATCTAAAACACTAGGTTGGTCTGGTAGCCAATCTTTAAAAGATATTCTTTGTGTTGGCATATTTTACTCGTATAGAATATTAATTGAACCTGCGTCAAAGTTGACTGCTCCTGTAACAGGAAGAACAGTTAATCTATCTAAAGTTCCGCCTAATGCTATATTTCCACCTGCATAAGATGATTGTGTATTTGTTACACTAAATAATGAAGATGACATAACCCAAGTATTGCTAGTAATATTAGTTATAATTGCTACGCCAGAATATGCGCTAGTAGCATCTGTGTTTTGAGTAACAAGTAATCCACCTGTAGCACTTGTAGAATTTCCTGCTTTATCACTTGTAAGAGAAACATAACCAGATGTTACTAATCCACCAGATGTTCCTAGTTGTATTTGCATTCTACTTGTAGCACTAACAGATACCCCATTAAACATAACAGTAATTTTTTTAACCCAAGATGGTATGCCTGTAAAATCTGCTGTTGCTCCAGATGTTGTTGTAACTAATGTGCCACGTGAAATTGTAGGTGTTGCGCTTGTCCAATCTGTTCCATCAGAAGTTAATACATTGCCTGAAGTTCCTGGTGATACTGTTGTTACTGCACTTGTTCCATTACCAATCACAACGCCTTTAGATGTAATAGATGTTGCACCTGTTCCACCTTGTGCTACAGATAAAGCTGTAGTTAGTCCTGTAAGTGAAGTAATGTCAGCGTTAGCTCCCTTTAGAGCAAATGGTGCGCCACCGGATGTTGTAGCACCTGTTCCACCTTGAGCAACTGATAACGCAGTAGTAAGACCTGTAAGAGATGTAATGTCTGAATTAGCACCTGATTTAGCTGCACTTAAATTTGTTCTAGCATTAGTAGCAGTAATAGCACCTGTTCCACCTGCACCTACAGCTAAAGCATCACTATCTGCTGTGTAATAAGTAGCATTAGCTGATTGGAAGTCTTTAAGTTGAGCCATAAGACCACGAATAGCGTTATTGACGTTAGCTGGTGAACAACCTTCAGCAATATTAATATTATCTATGTCTGTATTACTACCTGCGGTAGATGAGTAATCACTAATTTTTGTTTTTGCCATTTGTTTTCCTTGTTATCTTGGTGTAACGCTTAATGTAGTATATGGATATGTAGCACCCAAATCATTTGTTTTGATGTTAGCAATAGCTCTATCGTATAATGCAGACCATGTTTGTATTCTTTGGTCATTCATTAAATAAGGCTCTGCTTCTGCTAATGTTGCATAAAGTAAAGCGTCTGGGTAATTAGCTAAATATAAGTTACTTGCTGTAGTTGTAGATATAAATGTAGGTTGTGCATAATACAATAAACTAAGTGTCATTGTAGAGTCAGGTGTAGGTGCAAATTGGAAGTTTGAGCCTACCATTGTAAAATAATGTGGCATACCTGATAGAGTAGTTTGACCATCTCTAAAGAATAAGTCAGGTGATTGATACTCTAATCTAATGACTGGATTACCTTGTATATGTATTTCTCTTACTTCTAATAAGTCACTAGGAAATGCTACTGTGCCTGATGACAAAGATAACGTAGTAGAACTTAACATCTTTTGTGTACGTAAATCACGTGTCATTCTGTATTGCGCCATCTGAATGAAGTCAGGGATTTGTGATGATAAGTCTGTTCGTGCTAAATAGTTTTCTACTACTGTTACGAATGAACTATAATTTGTAAACGCCATCTAATTGTCCTTTTAATCTTTCCCAGCATTTGTCCATTTCATCTTTGTGCCATTCAGCAGATGCTAATGAACGTAACCATTCGGTTCTATCTGGGTATTTTAAGTTTTCTATGTCTTGAATATTGTTTGAAATAGGTATTGCTGGACTGTGTTCGGATACAATCACCGGAATACCATAAATACTTGCTTCTACATCTGCAACACTACCAAAACTCACAATAACATGAGCTTTTTTCATAGTTTGTTTAAAGTCACCTTCACCTTTACGCTTGACTATGACTTTTCGTTCTGTATATTTACGTACTTCTTCTATTGTTTTGTCTAACCAATTATAAGCACCGTAAACATAAGCTATTTTGTCAGCAGGTGGTAGTATGACTACGTTTTCACCTGACCGATATTCGTGTGTCTTAGGTATTTCTCTTTCAGAACTACGCCAATCTGTGCAATGGTAGTTATTTACACAAAATCTAGCCCAAGATAAGTCCATTTCTCTATGGAAATAGCCATGGTCTATCAGAATATAAGGTATATTTTGTTTACGACACTCTATTTGTATGTTATCAGCACCATGTAAATTGCCAACAACGATAGGGATTGACTTACCATCCCATTCTTTTGTTAAAGTACCCTTACAATGCGTTTGTAAGCGTTTTAAGACATTATCTCTGCGTTCTACGCCACTCAGTATTAACTGCATCTAAAACCTGTTCTACGGTGATTGCTTTCGCTTTTAGAAGGCAATGTTTACATACGCTAGTATAAGTCCCACATGGTTCTGAACCGTCATGTATATTTCTATGGGTATCATATCCTAAGTGCCTTGGTGAAGTAAATCCTGTCCAAATAACTACAGATGGTATGCCTAAAGCTGCTGCTGCATGATGTAAACCACCATCTGTTCCTACAAATAACTTTGCTTTGCTTAATACTTGTAATGCGTTTCTAAAAGTAGGTGTTTCTTGCCATCTTGTATATTTATTTACAGATGTGTCACCTAATTGTAGCCATGGTAAATCATGTTTAAGTAATGCTTCCCATTTATCCCATGACTTGTTAATGGTATGTAGATACATCTTTTTAACATTAGGCTCTACAACAATGTAATCACCTTTATCAAAGCTATCTATCCATAATTTTTCTTGATGACTAAAGAATATTTCACCTGCTTTAGGTTTATATTCGTCATTAAATATAAGATGTTTACCGTCTGAACCTTTTAGATAAGGTCTATGACCAGGATAGTTTGCTACCCACACTACATCTGTATCATCTTTTGCTGATAGTCTAGGATTGTTAGCAAATATATGTGGGTCAATAAACATTTGTTTACCATTACCAATCTTGACCTTCTTACCTGTCTTTTCGTTGGCTTCTTTGACTTCTGCTGAAGCCATAATCCAATCACCCATGCCCATTATATTTGGGTAGCGACACTTTCTATGACTTCACGCCATGTTCTGTCGCCTTGATAAATTAATCGCATAGAACGATACCAAGGCATACTAGGTTGTGCATAACGCCATTGGTGATATTTAGGCACTAGACACCATGTTTTAACACCCATAGCACTAGCACAATGTTGAGCTGTAGTATTAACACCTACAACCATATCTAGTTCAGCAATAAGTGCTGCTGTATCATCATAATCTTTTGCGTCTGTAGCAAATTCAAAGTATTTTACGCCATCAATTTTGCGTTCTACGCTATAATCTAGGCTTACTAATTGTATATCTTTGCGTCTTAATAGTGGTTGTAAATCATCTTCTGTGAGCTTACGACCTTTAGCATTGGTAAGTTTAATCCCACCTTTTGTAGTAATGCCTATGACTTTCTTTTTATAAGAGTCAAACAAAGCTCTCCACATAATACGTTTTTCAGGGTCAGCTTTTAGATAAGGTGTGCCAGGAAAGTCTTTATTGTTATGTCTAAAGAACTCTGGTAAACCGCCTACACCACATCTGTAATCAAATTCTTTATCTGCTAACCATTCAGGATGTGCTTCTTTGCGAGTACCATGAACGATTGCTTCAGGAAAGCTACGTCTAAATAATGTTTCTAGTTTAGGGTCGCAGTCTATATAAACTTGTTTACTAGCTTTGATAGCGTCAGGAATACATGAGCCATAGAATATCTCATCACCTAAACCTTGTTCACCATAGATAACTAATGTTTTATCTGGTGTGCCATCCCATCTTACTTCGTTACCATATATCCATTCTTTACGGAACTTACCACCTAGTGATTTATTCCATTCTGCCCAACCTTTATCCCATTCACCTTTGGCTAGGTAAGCATGAGCTAAGTTTAATTGTGCGTGTAAATCGTTAGGGTTACATTCTAAAGCCATCTTACATGACTTCTCTGCATCATCCCATTTAGACATCTGTACTAGCGTTGCCGCTGCATTAGAATAAGCTAAAGAATAGTTAGGGTCTAATTCTGCTGATTTTAGGAAGTATTGTATAGCTTCCTCTGGCATATCTAATTCGTGTGTAGCACGACCTAGAGATGTCCATAAGGCTTTGTTGCCTGGTTGTTCTTGTAATGCTCTACGGAATAATTGGTAAGCAAATGCAGGTTTATCACCTTGTAGCCAAATATAACCTAAGAAGTTTAGTGTCGGTGCATCATTAGGATATATCTCTAATACTGTGTAGATTAGAGGCAATGCTTCTTCATACGCTTCCTTGTTTATAAGGTCGTGTATAGCTAATTGTATATTCTTTAATTCGTCTTTGTTCATACAATACCATGCACTTTTTCAACAGAATGAATTAGCTCAGATAAATCTTCTACAGCATCTTTATCATCAACATTCCATTTTTGGTATTTAAGTAATTGTATAATTTCTTGTGGTGTTAAAGGAAGTGCAACTTTAGCACCATCTTTCATTCTATGAATATGATTTTCTTTTGGTATTGTAAGTAACTTATCCATTATTTTTTATTCTTATCCATCTCTTTTATAACTTTATCTGATACAACGTTACCTACAAATGTTCCTGAAGCGGATGCTAGAAAGCTAGTGCATCCTGTAAGTGTAAATAAGAAACAAAAAAATATAATATATTTAGCCACGTTTTGTAGTCAACTTTAAGTATGGATAGTTTTCGTTTATTTCTTTTATAAGTTCTTTTGTTTGGTTAGGGTTATATATATCTATCCCTTTTTGTTTTAGCTGCATTTCCACTACAGGTGGAATACTAGCAAAGTGCGCCCATTCTTGTTTAACGCCTTTATCCCAAATATCTGGGTTATCTCTTGATTGTTTAATCTTGTCTAACATTCCACTAATATCTTGTGTGGAAGTTATGTAGTATGTATCTTTAGCTGGGTCGTAATCAAAGTATTGAGTTACACCTGTTACGCTATTGTGGTCAAATAATATTGGCATATATAAAAATACAAAGAGGGCGAATTAACACCCTCTATTGTATCATAACTACTTACTAAGCACCTACGTTCATCACTTTTGAATGCGCATCTGGGTTTTGAACCACTAATGCATATTCTGCTGTGAGTAACCATTTTGTGCTATCGCCTGTTTTAGCTAATTCTTCTTTAGCCTTTGGGCGTAGTGAAGCTAAGCCAACATAACCAGGGTCAACGCAAAGAACTGCTTGGTCGCGCATGAAACGGTCAAGTTTAACTGTGTGGTTACCGAAATCAGAAACGTAAACGTCTGCTGCACCAGTAATTGTAGCTTGTGTTGTACCTTGAACGTTGTTGAACTTAGTAGCAATACCAGCAAAGCCTGAGAAACGAGCTTTGTTAGTTG